GACCAGCAGGAACCAGTATGCGACACATCCGTGAAGCACACACAGCCTCAGAGACTTTAGGTAAAGCCTACAACTCAGAGACTATGCCTAAAGCAAAAGATATAAATACAAAATCCGTAGAAGTTCTCAAAGAGATAGGACAAATATAATGCCAAAAGTTGGAATGAAAGAATTTGCATACACACCAAAGGGTATGGCTATGGCAAAGAAAGAAGCCAAAAAAACTGGTAAGAAAATGGTTAAGAAGCCTATGAAGAAGATGGGCAAGAAGAAGTAAGTGGGCTACCTAGATAATTTAATGAAGGAAGCCAAGGATCTTAACAAGGCTTCCCAGAGACGCTCAAACAGTTCTGCAAAGGGTGACACCTACCCACCAAATGATATTGCTCCTGGCGGTAAAGGTCGCGAGTATTGGGCAAATCAAGCAAATATTGCTCGCCGCGATGAAAATTCACAGTTCGGTCAAATGCTTGGTGCTTTGCTCCAAGGGCGCCGTTATGACGATAAAACAGGAAAGCAAATCAAAGCCACCAAGAAAGGCAAAAAATGAAAGACTCAAAGAAAAAAGAAACAATGGCTTCGCTAGCGAAGGCAAAGGGTTCTAAGTCACATTACAATATGTTAATTAAAGTTTCTCAGGAAACAATTGATAAGGTTAAAAGCCAAGGTATGTCAAAGGCTTTGTCTAAGGCAGGAAAAAATCCAGTTGCTGCTGGAACAACTCCTAAGACCAAGAAGCAGGCAGAATATGTAGAAGCAGTTCGTCGTCTATACGGTGAGACACGCTTCCAGAATGCTATCAACAAGCCAAAGGCTTCACCTGGTCCAGCAAAGTCAAACTTCACTTATGGTGGTCCAACTACACCTAAGCCAAAGTCAAACTTTACCTACGGAAACTAATCTTTAATAATGCAAGACCCAAGATTAAAGAGAGCAGGGGTGTCAGGCTTCAACAAGCCTAAGCGCACCCCTAGCCATCCGAAGAAGTCACACGTGGTTGTAGCCAAAGAAGGTAGCAAAGTAAAGACTATCCGTTTTGGACAACAGGGCGTAACTGGTGACAGGAAGCCAACTCCTAGACAGGCTTCATTTAAAGCACGTCACGCAAAGAACATTGCTAAGGGCAAAATGTCTGCGGCATATTGGGCGGATAAAGTAAAATGGTAGCCAAGAAAAAAGCAAAGTCTAAAGTAAACGCTGCTGGCAATTACACTAAGCCAACTATGCGAGCATCTTTATTTAAAAAGATTAAGGCTGGTTCTAAGGGTGGAGACCCTGGAGAATGGTCTGCTCGTAAGGCTCAATTGCTTGCTTCTGAATACAAAAAGGCAGGCGGAGGTTACAAGTAATGGCACTTGCTAAATCACAGCAGTCACTCAAGAAGTGGACTGCACAGAAGTGGAAGACATCTGACGGCAAGCCATCTAAAGGCAAGAAGCGGTATCTGCCAGAGGCAGCGTGGGCATCTTTGACACCTGCAGAGAAAGCAGCAACCAATCGTGCTAAAGCAAAAGGTAACGCAAAGGGTAAGCAGTTTGTAAAGCAACCTAAAGCAATCGCTAAAAAAACCGCGAAGAGTAGATAACAAAGGTGGGGACAATGCAAGAATCAGTAGCAATCGCCTGGTGCGATAATGGCATGGTAGATGGCAAGTTTATGCAAGGTGTTACAGATGTATTACTAAAGTCTGGTATTAAATTCAACGCCTCTCTACGAAGCCAAGGCAACCAGATAGCAAGACAGCGACAGACAGTAATTGAATACTGGTATGACAAGACTGATTACGAATGGCTACTATGGGTAGACTCAGATGTAGTGATCAGCCCAGATACATTCAAGTTACTATGGGACAACAAAGATGCTAAAGAGCGTCCAATGGTTACTGGTGTCTATTTCACCACAGATAACCCAGAAGAACCTCTAATGGTTCCAATGCCTACCATATTTAGTTTTACTAATAATAGTGATGGCGGATTTGGATTGGCAAGAGTTCATCCACTTCCAGAGAACAAGTTAATTAAGGTTGATGCAGCAGGTATGGGATATGTCCTGATGCACCGCAGTGTGGTTGAGAAAGTCCGCACTGTAGCCCCAGAAGGCCAGATGTTTATGGAGATGGGCAGAGGCACTAAGTTCATAGGTGAAGATATATTCTTCTTCGCTCTATGTGATAAGGCTGAAGTTCCACTCTACTGCCATACAGGAGCCACTGCTCCACACATGAAACGTTTCTCACTAGATGAGCATTATTACAAGGCATTCTTTGGAAAGCCTAAAGAAGCACCTAAATCAAAACTTATTACTCCAGAAAAGAAAATCATTACACCTAGATAGGACAACAAATGGCAACAGGCAGAGAAGGTAGCAGTCTTACAGCAGAACTTAATCGTCTTGCTGGTATTACTGATGTAACAAAATTCCTTGATGAACAAGGAGCCGCTAATGTCTGGGCTGGGACTACTGGTAAAGCAATAATTGGTGCCTTGAACTATAAGGTTAGTTCATCACGCTCACCTAATGCTTTCAAAGATTTAAATGGCGTATGTAATGAACTCGCTGGAACTACGGGCTTGGCAGCCCCTGCAGCCTTAAGGAGCATAGACGCGTGACAACTACACTAACTGATCTAATCAATGAAGTCCAACTTAACCTTTCAGGTTATACCTTTAACCAGGATAGAGCCACACATCTTCGCACTACCGTTTCTACAACTGTATCAACAAGTGCGTCACCAACTATCCTTGAACTAGGTTCTACCGAGAACGTAGGTAAGGGCGTAATTGAAATTGAAGAAGAGTTAATGTGGATTGATTCATTTGACCGCATTTCTAATACAGCGACTATTTCTCCTTGGGGTAGAGGTTATCTTGGAACCACTGCCGCTACCCACGCTGCTGACCTTAAGGTTACTATCTCACCAACATTTCCACGTTATGTAATTAAGAAAGCACTCAATGATACTATCAGAGCCATTGGCTCTAGCATCTTTGCTGCTAAGTCAACTACCTTTGTCTTTAACGCCGCTAAGACAACTTATGATTTCAATGATTTGAATATCCAAAACATCCTAACCATTATGTGGCAATCAGTTGGCCCATCTGAGGAATGGATTCCTGTCCGTCGTTGGTCTTGGGATTCATTAGCAGATGCTACAGCCTTCGGGGCAAATGCCCAAACCATAACCATTGGTGACTACATTACCCCTGGCAGAACCGTAAAGGTTATCTACGCTACAGACCCAGAAGCATTTACAACTAACGCTCAAGACTTCTCAACACAAACTGGCTTGCCAGAATCTTGCAAAGATGTTGTAACTCTTGGGGCTTCCTATCGTTTGCTTACCTACCTTGACCCAGCACGTGCTGCACAGGTTAGTCCACAAGCAGACGAAACAGACGCTAAGCGTCCATACGGATCATCTCAATCGGCAACCAAACAACTTTACGCTCTATATACACAACGCTTGAACGAAGAAACCCAAAGACAACAAACGCTCTATCCAATCCGCGTCCATTACAGCCGATAGGTAAATAAATGACAACTAGAAAATATTCCTCAAAAGCCCAGCAAACAACACTGAGTGCTCCTATTAACTCTACGGCTACAACAATGACAGTAGTCAATGGTGCAGCAGTTATGGGTGGTAAGACACTTACTGGCACACAGACCTATACAGTGGTGATTGATCCTGATACTGCCCTTGAAGAAATTGTAGACGTTACCCTATATGCCTCTGGCAATACATTAACAATTACTAGAGGTATCGACTCAGCATCTCCTGGCACTGGTTCTGCTCACTCTGCTGGCGCAGTCGTGCGACATATGGCAATTGGTAGAGACTACCAAGAAGCCAATGACCACATTGAGGCAAGCGCAGCGGTTCACGGATTAGCAGGAACTGTAGTTGGAACCACTGATACTCAGACTCTGACTAACAAGACTTTGACTGCACCAATAATTTCTAGTCTTACTCTTGGTGATGGCAACATTGTATTTGAAGGTGCTACTGCTAATGCTTTTGAAACAACCCTTACAGTTGTGGACCCAACAGCAGATAGAACAGTAACTATCCCAGATGCCACTACAACTTTAGTTGGCACAGATACTACTCAGACACTTACAAACAAATCTTTAACTAGCCCAACCATTACTGGCACAGGTGCTATTGCTGGAACCTTTACAGGTAATCTTACAGGTAACGTAACTGGTAACGTATCTGGAACTGCTGGTAGTGCAACAGGTAATGCTGCAACCGCTACTGCGCTAGCCACTGCTAGAACATTCCAACTTACTGGAGATGTAGAAGCAAGCGGAGTTACATTTGATGGCACTGGCAATGTAAGCCTTACAACCGTAATTGGCACTGGTGCTATAGTCAATGCTGACATTAACGCATCCGCTGCTATTGATAAGACTAAGATTTCTGGAACTGCCGTAACAGTAGCAGATACAGGAACAGTTACATCAACTATGATTGCAGACGGTGCTATCGTCAACGCAGATGTTAACGCATCTGCTGGTATTGCTTATAGCAAACTATCTCTTGGTGGAACTATTACTTCTGCCGACTTGGTAGATGGAACTATTGTTGCAACTGATATTGCTGACGGAACTATAACCGCAGCCAAGATGGTAACTGACCCTTATGCCCGTGCTAACCACACTGGAACGCAGGCTGCCTCAACTATCTCAGATTTTGATACACAGGTAAGAACATCTCGCCTAGACCAGATGGCTGCGCCTACTGGTTCAGTATCTGTCAACAGCCAGAAGATTACCTCTCTTGCTACACCTACGTCTAACGCAGACGCTGCTACCAAACTCTATGTAGATACAAAGGTTGCTGACCTTGTTAACTCTGCACCTGGAACACTAGATACCCTTGGTGAGATTGCCACAGCAATCCAAGCAGGTGGAACTGTCTATGACTCCTTTGTTCTAAAGGCTGGCTCCACTATGACAGGTGCTCTTACACTGTCAGGTGCTCCTACAGTAGACCTACACGCTGCTACTAAGGCTTATGTAGATACCGTTGCTGGCTCTGCTACGGCTGCTGCAGCCTCTGCTGCTGCCGCTGCTACAACCTATGACAACTTTGATGATAGATACCTTGGAGCCAAGGCTAGCGCCCCTAGCGTGGACAATGATGGCAATGCTCTTATTGAAGGTGCTCTCTATTGGAACTCAACATCTAATGCAATGCTTGCGTGGGATGGTTCTGCTTGGGCATCTATTTCATCTACTGCTGACATCTACCGCTATCGTTATACAGCCACTGGCGGAGAGACATCTAAGTCAGGCGCTGATGATAATGGATTAACTTTATCCTACATTGTAGGCAAAGAGCAAGTATATCTTAATGGTGTTTTACTGGTTCGTTCAACAGATTATGTAGCAACCAATGGAACAAGCATTGCTTCTCTTGCAGCGTTAACCGCTGGAGATATTCTTGAGATTATTACCTTTACTGCTTTTGACCTAGCCAATGTTATTAGCCCTACATTGTTTGATGCTAAGGGTGACATACTTGTAGCAACCAGCGCAGATACGGCTGGCAAACTAACAGTGGGAACAAATGGATTTTATTTATCAGCAGATAGTTCTACAGCGACTGGCTTAAAATGGACAGCCGTAACAACCGACCCAACACCAACCGTCTTAATGCTCGGTGGAATGTAACTAAGGAGAAATAAATGGCAACAACATACAAGGTCCTTGGGCAATCAAACCCAGCAGCGACAACAGCAACAACTCTATATACAGTTCCTGCTGCTACGCAGACTGTAGTATCAACTATATCAATATGTAATCAAGCATCTACTGCTGCTACATATCGTATTGCAGTGCGGGTTGCTGGTTCTGCATTATCAGCAGAAGAATACATTGTATATGGAGCAACTGTTCCAGCATCTGATTCAACATTCATTACAGCAGGACTTACTCTTGGTGCTACAGATGTAATTACTGTATATGCATCATCTGCAACACTATCATTTAACGCATACGGAAGCGAGATTGCATAATGGCTACTGGTCAAGTTAGTTCTATCTCAGGTGATACCTGGCAATTAATTTCAACTACAACACTATCTGGCACAACAACTACAGTTAGTAGTTTAACTGGTTATAAAACTTTAATGGTTGCTGTGTCAGGTGCTACAAAATCATCGGCTGCTTATATGGCTATGAGAGTAAATGGTGATACTGCTGCTGGAAATTATGGCTCTAATGGTGGTTTTGAATCTTTCTTTTATCTTGGTGGAACTGTTTCTGGAAGTGATTCAGGTGGTGCAATTATATACGATGCAAATCAAGAAGCGCCTCACGAATTAAAAATTACTGGATTTGATGGAACAGCCTCTGGCTTTTCAATGTATACAAATACAACTGCAATTACTAGTATTAGTATTACAACCCATAATGGAACCCCAACTTTTACTGCTGGAACAGTAAGAGTCTACGGAATCGCGGCATAACTATGGCAGTCAATAACGCATCTCCTAAACGTGGTAAGGTTGTAGATATACCAGATACAACCGTTACTATTGGCACTGCGACTGCTGGCGATGCTTCTGCTACAGTTGCATTTACTACTTCATCTGCTACAACTGGTGGACCAGTATTTAGTTATATTGCTACATCTACTCCAGGAAGTATTACTGGAACTGCAACTACATCTCCTGTATCAGTTACTGGTTTAACTAATGGAACCTCATATACATTTACTGTCGCTCCGCAAAATGCAACTGGCAAAGGCGCTGCAAGTGCTTCATCTAATAGCATAACACCTGCACCTATTGAAATTGAATATTTAGTTCTAGCAGGTGGTGCAGGTGGTTCTAGTTACCAAGGCGCAGATTACGCTGCTGGTGCTGGTGGTGGTGCTGGAGGATGTAGAACAGCATCAGGATTTACAATTCTTAAATCAACAAATTATACTGTAACTGTTGGAGCAGGTGGCACTGCTGCTGCATTAAACACAAGAACTTCTGGAACTAAAGGTGCTAATTCTGTCTTTTCAACCATAAGCGCAACTGGTGGAGGACGAGCAGGTTCAAATACATTTTCAAAGGCTGGACAAACTGGAGGAAGCGGCGGCGGTTCCACTGATGGATACACATTAGGTAGCAGTGGAAATGAAGGCGGTTATAACCCTCCTGAGGGCTATGGTGGAAGTAGAGCCTATGACGGCGGTGGATATCCAGGCGGTGGTGGCGGTGGCGCTGGTGCTGCAGCGGTTGCAAACACTGGTGGTCTTGTAGGTGGAGCAGGTGGCGCTGGAAAAACTTCATCTATAAGTGGAACTTCTGTAGTTTATGGTGGAGGCGGTGGCGGTGGTTCATTTAGTTCTGGTGAACCAGGCGCTGGCGGAACTGGCGGCGGAGGTGTCGGTGGAGATGGAAATTCTGACGCAGGTAATGGTGTAACAAATCGCGGAGGTGGCGGAGGTGGTTCTGGTGGAACCAGTAGTGGTTCTGTTGGTTATTCTGGCGCTGGTGGCTCTGGAATTGTAATCCTTCGTTATTTAACTTCAATAGGAACAATAACTATCGGTGCTGGTTTGACAGGTTCAACAGCCACAGATGGTTCTTATAAAGTAACAACAATAACTGCTGGCACAGGAAATGTGAGTTGGTCATAATGGCACATTACGCGTTCCTCAATGAGGAAAACATAGTTACCGAAGTAATAACTGGAATACACGAAACAGAACTAATAGAAGGTTTAGATACTGAAACTTGGTATGGAAACTTTAGAGGACAAGTATGCAAGCGCACTTCGTATAATGCTAAGACAAATGGTTTTAGAAAAAATTACGCTGGTTTTGAGTTTACATACGATGAAGCGCTAGATGCTTTTATCCCACCTAAATGCCACACAGAAGCAGTGTTAGATGAATCTATCTGCCAATGGAATTGTAATAACTCAGACCATACCTTGGAGGTTCCAAATGAGTAAAGCAAGAGATTTAGCCAGCGCAGCACCTGCGTTCTCAACAGTATCAGCAACAGAACTTGGCTACCTAGATGGTGTTACCTCTGCTATTCAAACTCAGGTAGATGCCAAGATAGCAAAGACGTTAACAACTACTACTGGCGATATTATCTACGCATCAGGTGCTAATACACCTGCTCGTTTAGGTATTGGCTCATCTGCTCAAGTATTAACTGTTGCTGCTGGTATTCCATCTTGGGCTACTCCTGGTGGCAGTAAAGTAGTTCAAATTGTAAATGCAACTTATTCAACTGATACTTCAAGTTCAAGCAGCACTTACGCTGATACAGGTTTAACTGCAACAATTACACCAACGAGCGCAAGCAATAAGATTCTTGTCTTTGTAAACCAAAATGGTTGCGGTAAATCTTCTGCAAACATTTATCAAGGGTTATATTTGCAATTAGTGCGCGGAGCAACACAACTCAATGAGTTTGCAGTAAATTCGCTTTATACAGAAACAGCACTAAGACTTACCAACTTCAGTTTTTCAACTTCATATTTAGATTCACCTGCAACAACTTCTGCCACAACTTACAAAACTAGATTTAAAAGCGGTAATGGAACTGCTTCAGTTAATGTTAATGGCGATAGTTCCCAAAGCACAATTACACTTTTGGAGGTAACACCGTGATTTCATTTATAGATGCAATAGTAGAACTTAGACCCAACCAACCTTGGGTATGCGTGGGCAATACTTTAGAAGGCTTGACGTTTGATGACGCTTCTATTACTAAGCCAACACAAAAAGAAGTAGATGACACAATTAAAGAGTTAGAAATTAAAAAAGCAGCAATTCTTTTATCCTAATGATATATGAAACATCCGATATACATCGGACAATAGATGACGCAGTAGACGAAATAGAAGCATCAATAATTTAAGGAGCATACGTGGCAGGTCGTGATATTACCGAAGGTCGTGGCTCATCTACACCTGATGTTGGCTTAGCAATTGCAGTTGACGTAGGTATCGTATCTACTGGAGGAATCTGGCAGAATACAAATGAGTCCTATGACGTTGCACTAGGTGGCTTGCCATTTTTCTATGCCATCAATGACTCACGTCCTTACATTAGGCAGACTGCTCCATTCCGTAAAGAACAATTTGATAACGGGGCAGAACCAGGTGAGCAATCACTTACTGGTTGGTGGCTAAGAAGTCAATCATCTTTTCACGGTGGTTCTGGCATTAAATTCTATGACCCATCTGCTGGTGAAACAGTGGCACATAGGTTCACAGATAGCAAAGGTGTTAATGTCTGGACTAAAGGACAAGTAACCCTACTTAAAGATACTGCTGCTACACACTATACATCTGGCACAATCCAAACCAACGGTAAGCCATTCCAAGTTGCTCGTTCAATTGAGTATAACGGAACTGATGGTGTTCTGTTGTGGGATGAATATGATGTAGATAAGATTGCAGCAGACGGAACAGTTACGCACTTTATTGATTACTCTGCTGGGGGTGAATACCCTGTTCAGGCTATATGTGATGATGGCACTTATGCTTACTGGATTGTTAACGTTCTAAATACTGGAACTCCAAGATTACGTATATATAAGAAGTTATTAACTGGTGTTTCTGGTGCTGGTGATACTCTTATGATTAGCGACAATGGTATTACTGTAAATACCGCTACTATGGAATACGTTAAAGATCGCATTGTCATGGGTATTAACAATAAGATATATGAAATATCCTCATCTTCATCTAGCCTTCCAAGCCCTATATATACACACAGCGATACCGATATTGTATTCTCTAGCATTACTGCTTCTGGTCCAGCCATCTATGTAGCAGGATATAGTGGCACTCAGTCAAGTATCTTTAAGTTTACTCTCAACACATTAGGTGTAATGCCAACTCTTACATCGGCGATAACCGCAGCAGAAATGCCAGTCGGAGAAATTATCCATAAGATTTATTACTATCTAGGTTATATGATGATAGGAACCAGTAAGGGTATCCGTGCAGCAACTGTCTCAGATCAAGACGGCTCTATTAGTTATGGCCCACTTATTGTAGAAACCACTCAACCATGCTATGACTTTGCAGCAAACAACCATTACATATGGTGTGCAACTGGCGTGGACGGAGCACCTGGGGTTATCCGTATTGACCTTAGTAACGAAATAGAGCCTTTGCGCTTTGCTTATGCTAATGACTTATATGTCAGCGGAACCAGCGGATATAGCACAACAACCTGTGCATTTGCTGGGACAACAGACCGATTAGTCTTTGCCACTACAGCACTTAATGCTGGCTCAGTAAGCAACAAGGCACTCACAACTAACGTAGCAACCTTGACTACATCTGCAGCACACGGCTTAGCCGTTGGAGATTCTGTATGGGTAGAAGGCGTTGACGCAACATTTAATGGTCAATACACGGTTGTTGCCGTGCCAACTACCACAACATTTACTTACGCAAAAACTGCATCTAACGTAACATCTACTGCCGTATCACCTGTTGGTAAAGTCAACAAGGTAGGTAGTATCAACATAGAAGCAAGTGCAACATTGACCCCTACTGGTTATCTAACTAGCGGTTACATCCGCTACGGAACATTAGAACCTAAGAACTTCAAGCGCCTTCTAGGACGTGGAGACTTTTCTAAGGGCTCGATGATTCTTGAAACAGTAGACAAAGATGGAACTGAATACGATCATATTACATATGACTCTGTTATCTTTCCAATTGAAGTTACTACATCTCAACCCGCCACAGCCCAAGAATATGTAGCATATAAATTTATTCTTAGTCGTGATGCAACAACCACATCTTCTGGTCCTATATTTAAGGGCTATCAGGCTAAGGCGACAATTGCAACACCACGTCAACGCGTTATGAAGTTTCCAGTCTATTGCTTTGACGTTGAAACAGATAGATACAATGTTCAAGTGGGTTACGAAGGTAAAGCACAGACCCGTCTTTTGGCTCTTGAAGAGTTAGAAAGCAACGGAGATGTTCTTACATGGCAAGACCTAACTACTGGCGAATCTCGTCAAGTTGTTATTGAGCAAACTTCATTCACTCGTATGACACCACCTGATAAGCGATTTGACGGTTTTGGTGGGGTCATTGACATAACCATTAGGACAGTATAATGACAATCGCCAACTGGGCATCACTAATCTTAGCAATCATTGCAATCGTCACAGCATTCGCTGGGGCAATCAGATGGTTGGTAAAACACTTTCTTTACGAACTCCGTCCCAATGGTGGCGGTAGTCTAAAAGATCAAGTGAACCGATTAGAGAAGCGCGTTGACGAAATCATAGATATGCTATTGGACCGTAAGTGAAGACCGACAACTTTCCTAAGTGGTTCTATGAAAATGCTACTGTCTCAGATTTTGAAGCAGGACTTGCTGAGTTCAAGGGCAAAAAGAAACTTAAGTTCCTACAGATAGGTGTCTTTACAGGCAACGCATCTGCTTGGCTACTAGAAAATATTCTTACTGACCCGACATCTATCTTGGTTGACATTGACCCTTGGTGTGGGAACCTACCTCACGAATCGGTATATGACTGGGATGATATACAAGAAGCATACAAAGAACAAGTAGAGCCTTATGGCAAGAAAGTTCAAAGCGTTAAAGCATACAGCGGTGACTGGTTAAAGGAACATCGTGAAGGTGGCTTTGATTTTATCTACATTGACGGTGACCATTTACCTGAATCAGTAACACTAGATGCTGACTTATCTTGGGATTTACTTAAAGTCGGTGGCGTGATGGCATTTGATGACTACGAGTGGGACCACCCTGATGGCACAGACAAGAACCCTAAACCAGCAATAGATGCTTGGTTAGAAAAGCACAAAAATGATATTGAAATATTCCGTAAAGGATGGCAAGTATGGATAAAAAAAATCAAGTAGATTTATTCCTAGAGATAGCACAGGCTGAGATTGGCGTTGCCGAAAAAGAAGGCAACAAAGTTAAGTATAACAAGAACAATGGACAACCTTGGTGTGGTTACTTTGTTAACTGGTGTGCTACAAAAGCCAAGATAAAGATTCCTAACTGTATCTATACACCCGCTGGTAAGTCAGGCTTCCAAGGCTTAGGCACTTGGTTTAACGCAGCAACAGAGAAGCCACAGCCTGGCGATATAGTTTTTTTCGACTTCCCTGGAGGCGA